GAAAAGAGATGGCAAAAACAGTATTTAATCAAGAGAAGGTAGACTTTACCAAGAGCACAATGTTCTTTGGACCTGATCAAAACACACAGCGTTATGATGTGTTTAAGTTCCCAGAGTTTGACAAATTGAATCAAACTATGCTAGGATATTTTTGGAGACCAGAGGAAGTCAGTTTGCAAAAAGACAGAGCAGACTTTGCTGACTTTAGACCAGAACAGAAACATATTTTTACTAGTAACTTAAAGTATCAAACATTACTTGATAGTGTACAAGGACGTGGTCCTAGTTTGGCTTTTTTGCCACACGTATCACTACCTGAACTAGAAGGTTGTATTGTTACTTGGGACTTCTTTGAAACTATTCATTCACGTTCATATACACATATTATGAAGAACGTTTATGCAGATCCTACTGAAGTTTTTGATACAATCTTAGATGATAAAGAAATTCTAAAACGTGCTACCGCAGTTACTAAAAACTACGATGCATTTACAGAAGCGGCGGATGCTTACATCCATCGTAAAGAAGGTAACATGCGTGATGTTAAGAAGAAACTATTTTTAGCAATGCACAATGTTAACATTCTTGAAGGACTACGTTTCTACGTTTCCTTTGCTTGCACATTTGCCTTTGCTGAATCCAAAGTTATGGAAGGCAGTGCAAAAATTATTTCGTTGATTGCAAGAGACGAAGCAACACATTTGAACCTATCAACTTCTATTCTTAAGAATTGGATCAAAGGACTTGACGATAAAGAGTTTGCTGATATTGCTAAAGAGTGTGAAGAAGAAGTATTAGACATGTGGCGTGAATGCGTTAACGAAGAAAAAGCGTGGGCAGACTATTTGTTTAAGGACGGTGCTATCATCGGACTTAACGAAGAACTGTTGTATCACTATGTAGAATATATTGCTAACCGTAGGCTTAAAGCATTAGGTTACAAACCCATTTATGATCGTCCGCTTAATACTAACCCACTACCTTGGACACAACATTGGTTGAGTTCGTCAGGATTACAAGTGGCTCCACAAGAGACTGAAGTAGAGTCGTATATCATTGGCGGTATCAAACAAGATGTAGATAAGGATTCACTGAAAGGATTCAGTCTATGACACTGCAAGATGTAGTAATTTATAGCAAGCCTCATTGTCCTTCTTGCGTAAAAGCAAAGGCTTTATTTGATAAGATGGAGATCAAATATAGGACGCTAACACTTGGTACAGATATACAGCCAAGCGAACTTATGACACTCTTTGAAGAAAAGGGTTTACCAGCACCAAGAACTGCTCCACAAGTTTTTATTGGTAGTGAACATATTGGAGGCTACGAAGCATTAGTTTCCTATATCGAAAATACTGGTTGGAACGGAACAGGCGAAAGTTTAGGATAAAATATGTTATTAGAAGTAAGTTATAAAGAAGGTGATACAATTAGTTTTAAAACTGTAGCAGGTGAAGAAGTAATTGCTCGCTTGATTAAAAAAGAAATAGATTCAATGAAAGTTAAGAAGCCTATGGCTCTTACTATGACTAAAGACGGAATTGGCATGGTGCCATTTACCTTTACTGTTGGACGCGATAGCGAACTAGATATCAATCTATCAACTATTGTGTTTATTGCTAAGACTGAAAAAGGAATGGCAGACCAATACATTGAATCAACAACCGGCATAAAGATTAACTAAAAGGAGATAAAGATGTCAACAATACATGAACAAATCGTTGCACAGTACGAATCGTACCTAGCAGAGAACGAAAAATTTGAAGGCGGTACTAAAGCGGCCGCGGCTAGAGCAAGAAAAGCTCTAGGCGAAATGGGTAAACTTGCAAAAGCAAAGCGAGCTGAAATCCAAGATAAAAAAAATAATATGTAATAAATACTGTATAGGGCGTGGGAATTGTTTCTACGCCCTGTATACTTTAAGAAGGGCAAGACATGAAGCAGGGCAAATTAAAATGGTACAATCACGTAAAAGGATATGGTTTCATATCACGTGAAGAAGGACAAGCAGACTTGTTTGTACACATTTCAGAGTTTCGTAAAGCAGGCGTAAAGAAGGTAGTTGAAGGCATGGTTATCGACTATGAACTTGACGACCACAATGGCAAGCCTGTAGCAATTGATATAGCAATCATTCACACACCAGAACAGTAAAGGATAGTCCAGCGTATGGAAGGTTTAATAATTCTATATGGACTATTCGTTAAACATGCTATTGCTGACTTGGCAATGCAATCTTTACGAAAGACTCCCGGAGATAAAAGTGACCTTAAAAGTCCTAAGGGATATATTCATGCGGCAGATCACGCCGCACTTACCTTTATAGTTATAGCTCTATTAACTAATAATGTTGTTATATCTATATCAATAGCATTACTAGATTACGTACTTCATTTTACTATCGATTATTTTAAAACAAAAATAATTAAAAAATTCAAATGGACCCCGGCAGATAATAGTTATTGGATAACACAGGCAATAGATCAAATATTACATTATACTTGTTATCTTTTTTACATTCTTCTCTTGACATCTATCTAAAAAGACTGTATAAATATATACGTAACGTTGAAGCAATTCAAACGCTATACAGGACCCGGGGGCGGTACCCGGCGACTCCACCATAAACACATTTACCGAGTGTGCTTATGATGGGGTCGAAATAGGATCGACTGGTAGTTAATAGATGTTGTGGAGTTGCCCGGATGTAAGCTCGGTTAACGCGAACAAACTTTATAATTGCAAAAGCAACTATAAACAACGGCGAATTTACTTTCGTGAACTTCGGTGCACTTAATGACTTCGCTGTCAATGAGGATTTTGCCCTAGCGGCATAATCACTCGGGGTTGGCGACTTACCTAGCAACAGAAAAGTCGCACTTTAACTTAACACCTATACATTATAAATACATCGTGCCAGAACACGCACAAATTATCTAATGAGTAGATAACTATACATTGTAGACAAAGAGAACTACACTTCATATAAACGAGGAAAATCAAAAATGAAAAAGACTTTAATCACAGTCGCAGTGGCGACTTTGGCGCTTTCATCAGCGACATTAGCGACCGCAGACGAAACAGTAGCGGTAGTAGCGCCTACTCCAATAATTTCAGGTGCAGTATCACTTGACTTTGCAGAGACAGCGGCAAACAAAACAGCCGGAACAATGGGTGTTGAACTTGATATTGATGCAGGCGATCTTGCAACAGTTGATTTAGATTTCAAAGCAACCGACGGCGATTCACTAAAATTAGACACTTGGACTGTTGGAACAACAGCAGGTGCAGTAGCATTAGCATTTGGCGATAGCAATGGTCTGTTACCAGAAACAGGTGCAAACACAACAGCAGACGGAACATTAAACGTACCAACTATGACAGAGTCATTACAAGTAACAATGGGTGGCGCAAGTGTAGCAGTAGGCTTAACTGATTGGACAACAGATGTAACTGAAGTAAGTAACCTACAAGGTGCATACACATTAGATGCAGGTGTTGGTTCGTTAACAGCAAGTGCTGACTACAACCGCACAACTGAAAACACAGTATTAGGTGGAGCTCTAACAGGCGTAGACTTAGCTGGGTTAACAGCAGGCGGAATGATGACATATGACACAGACGCATCAAAAATGGCTTACGAAGGTTCATTAGCATCAAATGGCATTACAGCATATGTTAATGGTGATGACACTAACAAACTACAACACATTGGTGGTGAGTATGTTGTTGCATGGAACGGCGCAGAGCTATCAGCAGGTGTTGACTATGATACAGATTCAAAAAATTGGTCACCACAAGCTGGAATCAAATTTAAGTTCTAAGTAAAGCAGTCTTAGAATTAACTTTAAGGTCGCCTAGTGCGGCCTTTTTTTATGACTAATTTTCAATAAATACTCGTATAACCAAGGAGGGTTATGAAGTTACACAAAAACTTTGAAGCACATGAAACACAGCCAAAGAAGACGAGTATAGGAAACAATCACAGTAGAACAAAGTTTAGTTCTATGAATAAGAGTAAAAAGAGAAGTTATAAGAAATACAAAGGACAGGGGAAGTAAATGTCGAAAGAAGATAACACAGGTAAAATGGAAATAGCAGTTCGTATCTTAGGTAACGAGCTAGTAGCATTAAAGATGACTGTAGACGACTTTAAGATTAAATGGTTAATCTATGGAGTGATTACTATCGTAGCATTAGGTTGGGCCGCAAGTAATTTTGGTCCTGCGTTGTTTGAAATGGTTGGCGACAATGTTCAGTAAAGAATGTAAATTGCATTTAGAATCAGTCAATCAAAAACCTTTAGAGCATATGGCAGTAGCATTGAAAACAGCAGTAAAGTTACAACTGTTAGTGCCTGCTCTAATAATACATAGTATAGCACCAAGGTGCTTTTCTAACACAGCAACTAATGTCATGAAAAATATATTGAAAGATCGGAATGACTAATGTGGCAACGGTTTCGCAAATGGTTAAACATCGACCATATTGTGGATCTAGCTGTCGACCTATTCTTGATACTGTTTGATGTACTAAGTTCGCCTATACTAATTGTTATGAGATTAGCACGTTGGATAGTAGGCAAGTTTATGTTAGATGGTTTGAAGAATAAAATAAAAAGATTAATACATTGGACAAAGGGTAAACATCCGTTGATTCAAATTTGGGTTTGGACAATGACAATATGTATAGTAGCAGTAATCCTTGTATTGATGTGGCTCTTCGGACAAGCGTTCGGAGAATTTATAACAGAAGAATGGGGCGACCAAGCATTGGACTTGGATGAATAACAAATGAGGGGAAACAAATGTACGAATATAAATGTAAAGTATTAAGAGTAGTAGACGGAGATACAGTTGATATTGATATTGACTTAGGATTTGGTATCTGGATGCACAAAGAACGTGTCCGTATGATGGGAATTGATACTCCAGAATCAAGAACAAGAGATAAAGTGGAGAAGACCTTTGGCCTTGCATCAAAAGACAGACTCAAAGAACTATTACCAATTGGATCAACACAACACCTTAAAACAGAAATTGATAGAAGCGGAGAAGACAAAAAAGGAAAATTTGGAAGAATCCTTGGAGACTTCATCGTTGACGAAAAGAGATGCACTGATATTCTTATTGAAGAGGGACATGCTGTAGCATACTTTGGTGGATCTAAAGACGAAATTACTATGAAACACATGGCAAATAGAGAGAAATTACTACGTGAAGGTGTTGTTTCACGCCAAGAATACGACGAAGCAGTCGCAAAAATGAAATAATTTACCAAAATAGGTTGACTTTTGTTTAAAAGAATATATTATGTATATATTATGTTTAAATTAGATAAACTAGAAACAATGAAAAGGGCTCTATTGAGCTCTTTTTCTTTAACAAAGGAGACCAATATGGTAAAATCAAATACAACTGGATCTAAATTCTTTAGAGTAGGATCACAGAATCAACAAATACTAGCAAACTACTGGGGAACTGGTAAAACTTTCACATTAGAAGGTTTGACAGACAAACTTGATGCAATGTCACCAGGTGCTAGAGTACACGAAATCAGAGAATCTGGTTTTAATGTA